TCTACGGCTTTGACGTAGTTATGTCTCAGAACTTCCCTAGCGTTGCTGGTACTCCTGTACAAGAAACTGGTGTTGCCTTCCACAAGGACGCACTCGGTATCGCTCTACAGTTGAAACCACGTACACAAGCGCAGTACAAGCAGGAATACCTAGGTTGGCTATTAACAGTCGATACAGTATTCGGTGTAAAGACTCTACGTCCTACATTCTCAGTTGCAGTCCGAAGCTAATCCTTCCCTGTAATACAATCAGACCCTTTCGGGGGTCTTTTTGTTTGTCTTGTAATTAGCATAACCATGTGATATAATGAGGGTAATCTAACCAGAAGGGATTAATAATGAGCGATGACATATCCAAATATTTGATGGCAAAGCTTCCTAAAAAAATCAACTACAATGGTACTGAGTTACATCTTAATTTGCATTATGCGGTAGAGAATCTACAATGGAATGCTCGATACTATAAAGATGGGAAAATAGCGTATAACAATGCAGATGATAGTGATGTAGTTGCTTTATTAAAATTGACTTTAGAGTTATTTAACGCTGGTGAACTTAAAAATTAAATATGGTATACAATGAAGGTAATCTAATAAGAAGGGATTGCAATGGAAAAGAAATTATCACAATCAATTTATGACTCTTACCTCGAAAGAGGAGTTGAACTTTCTGGTAAACAAATAAAGTCTAAGTTAGATGATCTAATTGAGTACTGGGCAGATAGTGTCATACCTGAAATGGTAAAAGAAAATATTTTATAGTAAAATAGTTTCACAATATTGGACAACACTAAGGAGAAATAATGTTTGGTGAGTGGGAAGTAAAGATTGTTGATTCAATTGTTAGGATGGGGTATTACATCTATCTTACAAAGCGAACTAAAGAGGGCAGAGTATTTATTTCTAATAATGGTGAAATGATACATACTTTGACAGGGGAACAAATTGACAAAAATGAGGAAGAAATATCATTTGCTTTTCTTGAACCTGACCAGCTAAAAGCCCTTGCCGAGGGAATATCTGCGGCTGGGGTAAAGACACAAAGTGACTTCAAGAATGAAGGTTTGCTACAAGCAACCAATAAGCACTTAGAAGATATGAGATCATTAGTATTTAAAAAGGGGAACAAATAATGCCTGGAACAATTAGAGAAGCACTACAAACACCTGCACAAAAGAAACTATCATACGTAGAGACACAAATTACAGAGATGGAAGCTATTTCAATCCGTAACGAGGTAGACATTTACATCAACAAGAACGCAGAGTGGGAAGATCACGAAAAAGAAACCGTTGATACTAAGATCAAAGAGCTAGAGAAGCAGAACAAGACTCTTGCCAAAGCTCTTAAAGCGTTAAATAAATTACAGTCTGAACTTACTAAATAGTAGTACACTAAAGATAAGGACGGCGTAGGAGATACAATGGCTAAAGAACAAAAAGAAGGAACACGATTCCTAACAGTCGAAGAGCAACTTGCGAACATTGACGCAAACCCTGTAAAGATTAACACTGCTGATAACTCACATCACGACAGCGTTAACGAAACTGAAACAGGTAACAGCGTGGCTAAACAAGTCTATGAAGGCGGCAACCCTGCTGATCTCGACCCAATCCCTGCTGATGCAGAGGCTGGTGAGTACGTAGAGCCAACACGTTTTGATAACGGTGTAGGTGTACCAAAAGAAGCTAAGGTTGAAGGACGTTCACAACTTGGCGGCAAAGAGCCTAAGAACTTCCGCGCACTTAACGAGGATGAACTATCAGAAGGCGAACGCCCAAAGTCTAGCCTAACTGTTAAAGACGCTGACACCACAGAAGAAAAAGATGCTGTACGTAAAGCTGCAAAGGCTGATACTAGCTTTACAAAGCGATCAGTAAGCAAATAATGAGAATTGCGATCATTCTACCTAGTCGTGGATTGATCTTCTCTGAGACTATTGAAGAGGTGCTACGTGAGGTAGCACCCTTTGATTATCAATTGTTTTTCTCACACTCTCGACCTATACCTGAGTGCTTCAATGAACCACTTGATAAGATAGTACAAGATGGCTTCTCTCATATATGGATCGTAGAAGAGGACATGGTATTACCTAAAGGTATTTTACAGGAGCTGATTGACCTTGGTGCGCCCATTGCCACATCTGATTATCCACCCGTGGAAGGTAAGAAGTGCGTAGAGTATGACAATGAAGGGAAGGTGTTATACACGGGTACAGGCTGTTTATTAGTTGAACGCGGTGTGTTTGAACTAATAGAGATGCCTATATTTAAAACTGATACAATTTACTCACCAGAGGGTAAGCTAATTGGTAAGCGTGACCCACGTGAGAAGATATACGGGCAGCATGACGTGCATTTCTTCCTACAAGTACGAGAGCTTGGTATACCCATAGGAGTTACTAAGAATGAGTGCCATCAACGCAAGATAGTCGAGTACGGTGCTAAAGAAGTAAACGATGGCTTTCATAAGATTAAAATTATCTAATTGTAATTAACGTAAGCGTGTGTTAATATGAGTATATCCACCAAGAAGGGATAGCAACTAAACAATTCAGTGCATACATGGACATATAAGTGGCGGAATAGGTAGACGCTTGACTACACAGATCATAAGCTGCGTTCGGCTGGTGTAGGTTAGCAACGCAGTATGCAAGGTGACAACAAGGTGAAAAACTATAGATAGCAATATCGAGAGCGCAATCTCCACATGCAAATCCTTGTCTTATATGTTCAACATGACTAAATAGGATTTGGAGAAGCGCATGCTTTAGACGTGACGCCGTACCTTATTTGATAGTCAGCTAGTAGTAATCTTGAGCTATGACCAGAGACATTAAGTTGTTCTGAATCCATATAGGTTAAATAGTCAGGCACTTGCTACTAGCATCCATGTATTTACTGAATTATATTTAACATTCCTACACGCTATATGCTATTATCTAAGTAATGGACGGTGTACGGAGTCTTAGTGGCAAGTTACAACACAGCATCGGTAATTGACTCAATTATTACTCAGTCTAAAGATTCTGAGTTTTCTCGTGACCTTGTGCTTGAATATGTACAACGTACGCAAGACTCAGTACTAGGCCGCCAACGCTTTAAGTTCCTCGAAGGTACAGAGGAAGCTATACTATCAGAAGGTGACACTACCTATGATTACGACTGTGACCACCAACAGATTGTGCGACTTATCCTAGTTGATGAGACTACAGCACGACCGACTGTCTACCAGCCGAACTACGTTGCATCCGCTGACTTCTTCGACAGCTGGCCTGATCCTGAGAGTGCCAACCAAAGCCCTGCAATGAGTTACACAGACTACAATGGGTCTTTCTACTTCCCTGCGCCACTCGATAAAGAATACACAATTAAGATTCAATACATTGCTCGACCAAAGCGGCTTACTGACTCGACAACTTCAACACCTCAAATTCCACTTGAATATAAAGACATCCTTGTTAAGGGTGGATTAGCTGGCATTGAACAATTCCGAGAGAACTACGACATTGCAGCACTACATGAACGACGTATTGAGGACTTATCTGATGACATGCAGGGACGTTACGGTACTCGTAAAATGGGGCCTGGTAAGTCTCGTACTCGCGGCGTATCATACGGCAACGCTGGAACATACCAAGGAACGCTAGGTATTGGCAATGGTACGTTCTAGGTTTGGCTATCGTACTCCTGTACCTTCAATAACTACTCAGAAGGGGCAAACGCAATCACTGTCATTTAAAGACGGTGTTAATTCATATAAAGACAATGATGACGTAAAGAACACGGAGCTTGTCGCGGCTATTGACGCTCGTATGATTAACATTGGACGATATAAGACGCGCCGAGGGCTTGACCGTTTTACTACTCCTATCGGTGAGGCTTCAAACGCATCTGTTCTTTCTACTACTGGTGCAAGTACGTTCACATTAAGTGCAACTAACGCTATAGCACAGCGTGTGACAGCTACATCTACGAACAGAGTGACCCGTGTTGACGTTCGACTACGTTCAAGTATGGCAAGTAAAGGTGTATTACTTGTAGAGCTATACACAAACGCCGCTGGTATGCCTGGCGTACTACTTGGACGCTCTTCAATTCCTGCATCTTCGGTTACTTCATCGTTTACATACATTCCTTCATACTTTCTTGAAGCCCCATTGATTACAAACGGTACTCAGTACTACGTGGTTGTAAGGGCGCAGAATGAACAGATGGGAACGTATGAGATAAGTACGACGACTTCCGCAACAACCGCGCTACAGAGCATCACAGACGGTCTAGTGTGGACTTCTACGACATTCGCAGCTAACGTAAACGTCTATACATCTACAAACGGTACTGTTAAGGGCTTATTTAAAGCATACCGACCTAATGGACAGGTGCGAACTATCTTTGCTTTCAATGACACAATGTACGAGGCAAACGCTAACGGTACGACCGCAGTTATTAAGTCTGGCATGGCAGCAGGTGCAACTAAATACCGTTTCTCAATGGATCAGGACATAATTCGCTGGACTAATGGTCTTGAAAAGCCTTATAAGTGGGACTTCACCACTGTCACTCAGATTACAGACGTTCCAGTTATCCCTAATAATATCATGTCTCACAAGGGGTTGATATTTTACACGAACGACGCTGACCCTACAGCAGTTAACTACTCTAACTTTGCAGAGTACGATAAGTTTACTTCTACTGACTTCCTTTACATGCCTGGGCCTAAGAATGCCGACGGTCTACGGGCTATGGCTCCTCTTAACGGTGTGCTTTACTTCTTCTCAAAGAGAAACAAGCGTTTACTACTCGGTTCAGACAATGACACCTTCCAAGATGATGACGCGCCGTCACAACGTGGTACATTCTCACAGGAATCATTGGTATACGACTCTAACTATATTTATCACGCAGATGATGAGGGTGTCTGGCAGTTCAACGGTTCAGAAGAGCGCAACCTTGCCGAGGACTTTCTTGAAGACTACCGCGCCATTGTGAATAAAGAGAGTATTAACCTAGATGTGTTCAATAACCGCCTATACATTTGGTATACACCAGTAGGTGCAGCAGACAACGCAGAGTGTTTTGTATATAACTTAGCTCTTAATCTATACGAAAGCCTTGATAAAAAGACTATCATCGGTCGTACCTTTGGACGCGCTACGCAGGATGACACCTTTATACAGGCAAGCAACCGAGTAGGGGCTTTGTACTACGGAGAACGTTCAACTAATGACTACCACAACCTAGGTGACCAACTGCAAACAGCGTTATACACAGCGTACTCACACTTTGACACGCCTAGCCAACTAAAGAGAATACCGAAGCAACGTCCACAACTCCCTTCCGTGTCAGGTTCTTATTCTGTACAAGCAGGCTACGATAAAGACTTTGCAAACAATCCAGTGTACCGCGATGTAGACGTATCAGGACAAGGTGGACGGTATAACACAGGTCTACGCTTTAATACTGGCGTGAAGTACGCAGGTCAACGCATCGTAACTCCTAAAAACCTTTGGATTCCAGGCACGTTTAACCGTCTACAACGCATTTACCAGCACGTCGCGGCACGTGAACCCTTTGAGTTTGATTCCGAAGTAATGACAGTTGAAGTACAAAGGCTTGACTGATGCCTAATCAGTTTTCTCCTATTGGCCCTAACACAAGTACCGCAGCTCAGTTGCAGGCTATTAACAATAACTTCCGAAAGCTAGACGCAGAAGCAGTAACAAAGAAGTTCGGTAGTGGTGATAACACTGTACTTATTGGCAAGATTGGCGATTTAACGGGTACTCAGTACGGAGACATTGCAGCAAACGGTATTTTTCAAGGTAGATACCAAGATAATCCAGCTAGGTTTGGTACTTTGTACTATCAAGACGGTGTACCTGTAGCCCTAGACGGTCAAGCACCTGACGATGGGCGCATGGGTCACTGGACTGTTAAGACTGGGAAGAACGTGCTAACAGAATTAGGAGGTTAACATGCCTGCTGATGTTACGAAAGCTAAAAGCTTCTTACTTAATACAGATTTTCCCTTAGATAAGATTATATTTAAGACCGAAGGGTCGTTTGTAATCAATTCATTCGACTTTGTGGATAAAATGATACCCCATGGCTTTACATTCGGTATATTACCGCTTGGAACGTGGTCAACTGATCCTAACTTCACAACTTCATACGACTTTGGATCTGGCCCGTTAGGTGGTAGTCCGTTTGCTATCAATAACGGTATCAGTTCAGACGCTACACGTATTCTTGTCTCAACTACGAATAATACTAATGCACCCGTCACCTTCTATTACCGTATCTATGCGTTCTTACCAGCAGACAAAGACGTAGTGACACCTTCAACAGCCAACCAAGCAGACACTTTTGCTTTTAGTACAGATTACAATTACTCCAAGCTGTTCATTAACCAGATATACACACAACCAGCAGGAGCAGGCGGTATACAGAACGTGATACATAACTTAGGGTATAGGCCACAAGTATTATGCTGGCAAGAGAGAAACGGAGAGATTTCACCAACGGTTGTGGCCGACCTCGGTATCGGTATATTCTATTGTATTGTTACGGCTACTTCTATTCAGTTAACATTCGATAGCAACCCTAACATGCGTATACATTTACGCGTATATCTGGATAACTAATGCCTAAACCTGAATCATTTATTGCATCAAGTGACTACGCCACATTAAAGAATGACGGGTTTATTACCTTTAGTCTCACTTTACCAGGTGGCATAGTTGTTCCAGGTAGTACAAACTACACACAGGGTCAAGACTTTACAGTTGGTAAGATTGGGGCAAGTGAACGGGCTAGAATAGCCTCAAGTAAAGATGGAAACGCCTTTTACTCTACACTACAGCTATCTACGCTCAGGTTTGGAAGTACAGCAGGTTCACCAACAATCTATAACAACAACGCGTACCTTCGTCGCTCTGGGCCTAATACCTTACGTGCTGAACTAGTTATATACAATCCTTACACTGATCCTCTCGTTACAGAAGCGGGAGATCAGGTGTTTACATTTGAAGTCAACACCTTTCTATCGCCATTCGTATAAATATGCTTTACCAGTACTATTTCTCGTGCTATATTTAAGATAACTAGGACGGGGTTAATCTGGAATTACATTAGTGGCACGATCATTAGATCAAATCCTTGCAGAACTTAACCCCTCTTACTCTTCAAGCGAGAACATTTTAAATACCCGTTTAAACGCCATTCCTGGTGAAATTGAAGCAGGTGTACAACAAGCAGACGCAAAGCTAGGACAAGCTAACACTAATATTCTTAACTCAGCTCGTCGTCGTGGTACTGGTGTAGCTTTTGGTGGTATTCCTCTAGGTGAACAAGCACAGTACGCCGCTACTGAGTACGCACCCGCAATCGCTAACTTAAAAGCAACTGGTGCAAACAAAGAGCTATCATTACAGGAGTCTCTTGCGTCTCTTAACCGTGAGAAGCGTTCACAGGCTCAATCAATCTACGATACTGACCTATCTCGTGACTTCCAAGAGCGACAATTTCAGGAGTCTATTCGACAGTTCAATGAACAGCAAGCAGCTCAAGCTCGTGCGGCAGCTGACGCAGCTCGTCAGTACAACTTTGGTGGCGGTGGCGGAGGTGGTAACCCAACAGGTGCAACACCTGGTGCTGCACGAATTGATAAAAATGCTAATGGTGGTTTTAATTTCTTTGACGGCACAGGTAAAGCAATTAACGCTGCTCAGTACTCACAGCTGACTGGGCGTGGTTATCGTGAAGTACTTACACAACTTGCAAAAGACGGTGATCAAAATGCTAAAATCGCGCTTCAATATGTTGGTAACGACGCTAAGTTTGGTAATGCACCAGCAAACGTGAAGGCTGCACTAACCGCAGTGGGCGCAACTGGTACATATGCTAATAACGCACAACGTGGTACACAGATAGTCACTAACAACCAAGGCATAAGAGTGCCAACATTCTAAGGATATTATGAGTTTTATAGATGACTGGAACAATCAAGCCTCTCAAGCAGCACAAACTGGTGGGTCACAATCATGGGATGAGTACTACCGCCGACAAGAACAGCAACGTATTCTAAGTGAATTAAAGAATAAGAACGCCGCACCTAAAAAGGGTGGCGGTAACTTCTTAACATCTCTTATTCCTACAGGTGGTGGTATCGGTGGAGCATTAGCAGGCGCAGCTGGTGGTGCGGCCTTAGGTTCTGTTGTTCCTGTACTTGGTACGGCAGTTGGTGGTCTACTTGGTGCTATCGCTGGTGGTGCTGGTGGTTCTGCACTTGGTAAGGTTGGTCAAAACGCTGTTGAAGGTGAACAAGATTTAGGTAAAGGTGTTGCACAAGAGGCATTACTAGGTGGTGTTACCTCTACTCCTCTTGGTGCTGGATTCAAGGTATTAAAGGCTGGTGCTAAAGCAGCAACAGGAATTGGTAAGACTAGCGCACGTGAATTATTGCAACAGGCTGGAACTTCTACAGTTAGCAAAGGTACGGCTGCTAAGTACGGGCTAACCAACACGCCTGCAACGGCTGGTAAGCTAGGTAACAAACTTGGTACTTCACTTGAGAACACTGGTAATAAAATGCTTGCTTCTCAGACTGGTATGACAAACGCACAAGCACGCCGTAACGGTATTGGTAGTCAAATAAATACATTCGGAAACGTTAACAAGCGGACTGGGCTTACTAACCTAGATGACATGGCGGAAGTATCCCGAGGTCTTACTGGTGCTGGTGATGATAGCTTACTAGACACTCTTACCCGTGCATCCGTTGAAAGCTCAAAGGGTGTCAAAGTTGATGACCTTCGCACAGCTGCTCAAAAGCTTATTGATGATAAAGGTTCACTTCTTAGCGATACAGAACGTAAAAGCATCTTACGCAACGTTAAAAACGCTAGTACGACAATGTACGGCGGTTCAGCTGGCTCACTCAGCACATTAGCTAACCCTACGGCTGCATTTGACCAAGCAAACAATTTTCGTGCCACAGCGCGAAGTATTAGTGATTCAGCATTAACGGCTACACCTGCACAAAAGCAAATTGCTGGTATTTATAATAACCTTGCAAATAACCTAGAGAAATCTATTTATAAATCACCTGGCGTTAATGAATCATTGCCTACTCTTATCAAGTCTGGTCGTGACGATCTTCTCTTCCGTGCTGATGACTTAGCGGCAGCTGGTAATAAAGCGCAGGCAGACGCCTACCGTAAGATCGCAAACGAACTTGGTGGTGTTAAAAACATTAACCAACTACGTACTATGAAACGTGACTTTGTTGATCTTGGTAAAATCGACCGTGCAACAGGACAAGCAGAAGGCAGCCGTACACTAGGTGGCAAAGATTTAACCAACAGCCTTGGATCGTTTGTTCGCAACCCTCTCAACTTACTTGGCGCACCTATTGATGCAGCAACTCCTACCGCAGCTGGTGCTATTGCAGGTCTTGGACGTGGTTTACAAGGTGGCGGACTATCCACAGGCGCACGTGCAGCTGGTCAAGGCGTATTACCTCTAGCAGCTCGACAAGGTGCAGGCCGTATTCTTACAGCTGATACAGCACCAGAAATGCAACTAGATGAACAAGGTCTAACCGCTGAGGACTATGCATCACTACAAAGTAACCCACTATTTGCACAGCAAGACCTCAACCCTAGCACATTAGGAACAGGTGAAGCGCCGCAGCCTACTAATCCATTCGGTATTAGCTTGCAAGATGTAGCTGCTCAGATGACTAACGCGCTATCTGCTGGCGATACTAAAGGATATGCAACATTATCTGATCTATACGACCGTATTAACGACTACGAAGCTAAAACAGGTGAAGGCGCACTAGGTGCTACTGCTCGTACAGGATTGGCAACTTCTGCAAATGCTATAAATACAGTAGACCAACTCGAAAACTTGTTTGCACAAACTGGCGGTGGAAGTGGACGCATCGGTGGAGCTGTCCAGAATTTACTTGGAGCTGTAGGAGCAAATAATAATGTTGATTTATATAATAGCCAATTAAACTCTAGCCTTACTCAGCTTGCGAAAGCTGTAAACGGAGGTGGTCAAGTTACAGATGCTGATGCTAAGGCTTTCATTGATTCATTACCAAGAGTTAATGACAATCCAGAGGTAGCAGCACAAAAGTTTGCAGAACTCAGACGTAAACTACAAGTAGCCGCTCAGAACACAGCACAATATGGAGGGGGAAGTACTGACCTTACATCAATTCTTGCCCAATATGGACAATAAGACTATTTAACAATCGTCCTTTCAATGTTATATTTAAGATAACACACGGACGGGGAAGAGATGATACATGCCAACTGTTACCGTTCCTCAAGTAAACCCTAACGACGAAGTAACAGCTCTATCTGTTAACCAAGGGCCTAATGCTCTTGCAGCAGTCGTTAACGGACAACTTGACGATGCAAATATCAATACTATTAGTGGATCTAAGATATCCGCTGGTACTCTTCCTGCTTCCGCTTCTGACATATCATCAAACCCCGAGACAAGAGAAAGTGAAACAGTCGGTGACCTAGTAGCTTCTGGCCTTATCTGGTCACTTACAAGCGGATTAACTGGTACTATGACTTCTGGCGTAGCATATGTATCTGGTAAACGTTTACAAGTTGCAGCAGTTACCTCTAACGCATTTACAGCATCAAGAGATACCTATGTTTATGTAGATTCCAACGGAGCAATTCAGTATAGCCCACAGACCAATAATGCAGCTCAACCTGCTACACCTGCTGGCTACGTAATGCTTGCGAAGGTTGTAACCAATGGCTCTACAATTACAAACATATACGACCTGCGCCCAACATCAGTTGGCTCTGCTCGTCGCACTTGGAACGTATCATGGACAAACTTAACTTTAGGAAACGGAACAGTAACGGCTCGATATACTCAAGTTGGTAAAAACGTAGATGCTGAACTAACTATAGTTTTCGGTAGTACAACAGCCGTGACTGGTGCAGTATCTTTTAGCCTTCCTACTGTCTCTGTATCGACATATAATACGCTTCACTCAGTACTTGGTGTAGCTTATTTTGACAAACCAGGTTCGGAATCCTACTCAGGTGTAACACTATGGGCTACTAGCGGAACAGCTACAGCCTTTGTACCTAACTCACCGACAGATACTCGTTTAGTACAGCTTAGTGCATCAAAGCCTATTGGTACTCTTGCGGCTGGTACAATTTTCTCCTTTAACCTCAGATACGAGGCCGCCTGATGAGCAATCAAGCAACCATTACACGCGGTGACATTCAAGTAATATCAGTACCTAATACTGCATTTACAAACACTCTGGGGGCTTCTGTAGCCTTGTTTGTTGTTCCTACGACTTCTAACCCACCTGACGTTTACTTAGACCCTACAGCACTTATTACAGTGCAACTCACGAGCCTTGCCGCAAACGTAACAAGCTTTGACTTTACGATTACTAGCACGGCCTCACTCATCCCACTTGGTGAGTATCACTGGTATGCTCGATACAAAGACACAAGTAACCAACTTACCAGCATCCAATTCGACCCTTCAATCGTAGAAGTTATACCACCAGAAGGAAATGACTGCTAATGGCACAGGTTAATAACAATAGGAATCAAGTAAAAGCTATTGTTAAAACGATAGTAGTTAAAGCCTATGTAAGAGCGCAAGGTCAAGCAGGCCCTGCTGGGCCGCAAGGTAACCCTGGAGAAGCTGGTGTGGGTTTTCCAACTGGGGGTACTACTGGACAGGTACTTGCTAAGAACTCAAGCACAAACTATGATGCAAGCTTTAAGACCCTCACTAAATCAGATGTGGGTCTTTCTAACGTCGATAACACCAGTGATACATCTAAACCCATTTCCTCGGCTACTCAAACGGCTCTCAACGCCAAGTACGACGCTTCCAACCCTGCTGGCTACGTAAACTCAGCACAAGCCGCTTCTGTAGGGCCTGTACAATCTGTTGCAGGTAAAACTGGTGTAGTTACTCTCGTTAAAGGCGATGTAGGACTTGGAAACGTAGACAACACTTCTGACGCCAATAAACCAGTTAGCACGGCTACACAAACCGCACTTAACACTAAGGGTCAAGTGGACACTATTGTAGCTGGTACAAACATTACAGTTAATAACGCTGATCCAAAAAACCCTATTATTAGTTCAACTGGCGGCGGTGGTTCAGTATCAGATGCCACAACTACAACTAAAGGTATTATTCAGTTAGCTGGTGATTTGGCTGGAACTGCTGCATCTCCTACCGTTCCTGGACTTGCTGGTAAGCAGGCTACTTTGGTATCTGGCACTAATATTAAGACAATCAACGGTGTTAGCATCCTAGGTAGTGGAGACTTACCAGTATCAGGTTCTGGCGGGGGGTCTGGAACTGTTACTAACGTATCATCATCATCATCTGACTTAACTATTACTAATCCGACTACTACACCAGTTTTAACGGTTGTATCATCTCCTAAATTAACTACTGCTAGAAATATCAACGGCGTAGCGTTTGACGGTACATCTAATATCACTGTAACAGACGCTACAAAAGAGCCTGTTATTAGCACGGGAACAACAGCACAGTATTACAGGGGTGATAAGACATTTCAAACATTGAACCAAGATGCTGTACCAGACGGAACAACTAACAAAGCTTACACTTCAACAGAAAAGACAAAGCTTGCTGGAATTGCTACAAATGCAAATGTAGGCGTTGTTCCTAATGCAAACATTACAGCTTCTACTAAGACTAAGATTACCTACGACGCAAAGGGCTTAGTTACCGCAGGAGTAGATGCTACAACTGCTGATATTGCCGACTCAACGAATAAGAGATACGTTACAGACGCACAGGCTACAGTCATATCTAATACATCGGGTACAAATACAGGAGATCAAGACTTATCTCCCTATGCGACTACAAGCTCTGTTAACGCTTCTTTAGCCACCAAGGTTCAACAAAGCACCTCTACGAACACTGCTGAGGTATATAGCAGGCTTAACGGCTCAGAAACTACCACGCTTTATTCCTCACTCGCTGGTAATAACACCCTCGCGCGTCGTACAGCCTCTGGTCAACTAACAGCTAATGATGCAACAGTTGACACTAACGTAACTACAAGGGGTCAAGTTAATACTGCACTCGCTTTAAAACAAGATATAATTAGTTTAACTACTGTGGGTACGAGTGGGGCGGCTACTCTCGTTGGATCTACGCTTAATATTCCCCAGTATAGCGGTGGCGGCGGTGGCGGTTCGGGTATCACACGTTCAATAGCCGCTATCACTGCTTCTATGACAGGTGGATCAAGTTCTTTAGTAGATTATATTTATTACTGGAATGACGCAGTAGCATATACTTTTACTCTTCCAACAGCATCTGGTAATACAAACCGTTACACCCTTAAAAATACGGGTACAATTACACAGGCTGTAGCTGGTTCTACAGATATTTCAACAATTAAGCCTGGAGATGCTTACGAGTTCTTCTCCGACGGCACAACATGGAGGGCTATATAATATGGCATTAAATCAAATTCCCGTACGTAACATAGGTGGTAAAGATATAGTGCCTACCATCGTTTCAGCACCGCAAGCAAACGTAACAGGTACTGTTAATGCAGTGAACGGCACAGTAGTAGTCACTGATCTGATGGGAGTAGGTTCAACCACCGTACAGCTATCAGGAGCAGCACACGCAGGAATGAACATTGCTTTTGAAGCTTTGCCTGCAACGGGTAGTACATGGGTTAACGTTCCAGCTTATCAAGCGAACACAGCTACACCTACTGGTGTTCTTTCCGCAGTTATTCCAACCAACGGAACGGCAACATACATCATTACTCCTTTAATGGGCTACGAGCAAGTTCGTATTCGCGTACAAGCACTTACGTCTGGTACTTTATCTGTATTATTCGTAACCTCTGCTCAGTGGACACCAGCAGTGCAGACCGTATCTGGTTCAGTAACCGCTGGACAGTCAGGAACATGGAGCATTGTTGGTACTGTAGCCAATGGTACAGCAGACGCAGGAAACCCATTAAAGGTAGGCGGTAAGGCGTATACAACGAACCCTACTGCCGTTACCACTGCAGCACGTTCTGACTTCATTACTGACAAAGTTGGTAAACAAGTTACAGTACAATCTATTCGTGACTTAAAAGGCGATCAAGCAACAACAATCACAAGCTCAACGACTGAGACAACTATTGTAACGGCAACCGCTGCAACCTTTAATGATGTATTCGCAATAATTATTACTAATACTTCCACTACTGGTACTGAAGTAGTGATTAGAGATGTAGCTGCTGGTACTCCTCGTTTTAGCTTCTTTGTGCCTGGTGGAGATACACGAGGGTTTATGCTTAATGAGTCTGCGGCATATAAGCAAACGACAGTAAATACTGCATGGACAGCTCAATGTGGAACATCCGTGGCTTCAATTAAGATCAACGCAAGCTACGTAAGGAATATCTAATGACTTTAGTTAGGCTTATTCCTAACTCTCTCGTTGCATCCGCTGGGTGGGATGCAGAAGGCCCTGTAACGGTTGCAAAGCTATCGACTGATGATGGCGCAGCCTCTGCGGTCTACTCTCCTACGGCAGATAACTACATGCGTTTCCTTGTAGACGCTTCAACAGTTCCAGCAGGATCAACAATTAACTCCGTAACAGTTGGTGCATCTACTCTTAAACTTGACCCTGTTTTAGCGCAAACAGTTAGCACTGTAACAATTGGTAGTACTACATACGAAGGAACGCCGTTCTCACCGTCTACAAACAATGTATATGAGTATGGAACAAGTGTATTTACTACGAACCCTGGTACAAGTGCGGCATGGACGGTAGGTGATCTGTCTACTACGGCTTTTGGATTAAAGAAAGTAAATGGTGCAGGTGAACGAGCTTCATTTATATATGCAGATGTGGATTATTCAAGTGTAGCACCACCAGTAGCCGTAAACCTTGGCACTGGCGGCATGATGGGTTTAATTTAAGGAGGAATTATGGCAACACTAACAGGTTTTACACGATTAGCTGACCCAATAGACGCAGATGGACTAAGCAAGAAAATTACGACTGACATCAGCATAGCAGTTCTGGCAGAAATGCAACCAGATTATACAGTTTCGGTAACAGGTAATATAACAGAAACAAATCGCTCTGCTATTCAAACGTCTATTAATGGGTATGTTTATCCTAAGAACCCAAACAATTTAGTAACATTGTCAATGATTGACCCTGACCCTTCATTTTCAGCAGACTCTAATAATGTTATTCCAACTCAAAAAGCAGTAGATACCTCTATTAAGCAAAACCGTCGCAAAGCATATGTTAGCGGAGTAATGGTTAATGGGATCATTCCATACCTATGCAAAACCGCAGTAACCAACGGGGCTGCGACACTCTGGCTTACTGATAACGGTTTATCCACAGGTAATGCTATATTTTCCACAATATACCCCGAAGGTATCGTGATTAACGCATACGGAACAGGTAATAACTATCAGGTATACAACGTGGCTGTGGCGGCAGATAAAAAGAGTATTACTTGTAACGTAAATCAGATGGCTGGGGCTATTTTAGGACTTGTGAACGTCACGAGTGCAGCTAACGGTGTTGATGTACGAGGGATCGTGCTAGGTACTATATAAATGAAGAAGTACAAGCTCTCACCTGCTGGCTTGGTACTTGTAATCAGTTTTGTAATGTTTGTGACACTCTTTCTGTTTGTCTTATTCAGGCCGACAGAAGTAACTATTATTTATGAGGAGATTGAACGGAGTCTACAAATATTTAATGTGAAACAACCTACAATACCACAAACGTAACAATTATCACTACCATGAGATTACAATCAATGGTACATTAAAGACACAAGGAGTTACATGGCAGAAAACCAAGGATTAGCAACGTTTCTAGGTGGAACGGGAATCAAAACAACAAGCATCGGTATAACCGCGACTTGGATGAACATTGAAATAGCTGGAACTGGGCTAAAACATATGCGTGGATTTATTAGTGGTGGAAATCAACATGTATTCCCTGATAATGATTCAGCTATTACTGCTGGAAAAGCTATTCAGCTACGTGACTCAAGTGGTGCAGTTATTTTAGAAGGGACGTGGACTGGTTTTGCTAGCGGAAATGCTACATTTAATATAACTACAGCACCTGCTACTATGCCTCAAATGTTCTTGAGGTTTGGTAACTAACATGAACCGAGTGGGCAAATTAAAAACTGCTGGCGTTTTGCTAGTAGTTTTATTTTCCTTTGGTACATTTTATACTTCTTACAGCGCAAGCGTTACAGTAAGTGAACTTAAACAACAGATTGCAAATGTCACTAAAGAGCCACAAGTAATTGTATACAAGGGCGAAAATGGTAAAGACGCTAGGACACCCGTAAAGAACGTAGACTACTTTGATGGCGCAAATGCAATTAGTTTTGCCAATACTGTTACTCAGCAAGTAATTAAAGAAGTACCTTTATTAGGCCAAGACGGGAAAACACCACCTTGCTATTTTGAAGTAAATCAATGTAAAGGTGAAAAAGGTAATAGTGCAGATGATATAGTCTATGACTGGAATGAAAGAGGTGATTTAACATCTAAGAAATCATCAGACGATTTTCCTCAAGTATTTATACCTTGTGAAAAGTTTGTTACGGGGTGCGTAGAATAATGCCTGCTACAACAAACAAAGACTTACAAATAACGGTTAACAACCTTGAGTTAAAGGTTAATAGCCTTGCTCAACGCCAAGATGAGGTGGTTATTCCAGGCATTGAAGCCATTAAAAAGAAGATGGACACCTTTTCCTATGTACATCAACAGGACTATGATAAAGACCGAGACTTTCAACAGAAGGTGAATGGAGACGTTGAAACTCGATTGGACGAACTTGAAAAGATCGTTAATGCAGGTGGTGTAAAAGTTGCTAACGCGCTAAACTCAGGAGTATCAAAAGCTATTATATCTATACTTGTAGTAACCATACTTGGATTCATAATTTTAAATGCTGCTAAGGTTATACCAGCACTAGGAGCATCATAATGAGAATATTTAGTAAAGTAATGCGGTTCGTATCGAAATACTTTAGTGCATTCATTGCCCTTGCTTCAATCCTTATTATTGCTGGAATAATATTCATGTACGCCTTCCCTTTTAACGTAGCTGAAATACGTAAGATTAACCTAGTAGGAGAAGTAACCGCAGGATCATCAATTAAATATAATGTGGATTACTGTAGATACGTTGGTAAGGGAACAGAAACGTACACACGACGCTTCTTAATCCCTGAAAACACAGACATTAACGCTATTGAACTATCATCTAACCCTAATCTTGAAACCCTAGACGGTATCACAGGCTGTAGGACTACGAAAAAGCCTATTACCCTACCTGTAGGTCTTGAAGTTCCAGCAGGTAAATACAAACTACTGATTCAAGTACGTTACTGTATCTTTATTGGACGTTGTATACCAGTAGAAGGGTATAGCGATACTTTTGAAATAAAGAAGCCTAACATTGCAGATCAACTAAGCCTCATAAACAGACAGCTAGAAGCTATTAGAAATGCACAACCTGGCGTACAGCTCAACTCAACTGATAATCTATCTAACACAATTACCGTGCAAGAGCCTGCACAAGCCCCTATACCTAACACAGAACCTCAAGAGCAACAAGTAACGACTCAAGTAGTACAGACACCAGCAGCAACTCCTGAAGCGTCTCCTAGCTTAATCCAGAGTATAATAACGATTACACAGAACACCGTAACAGGTTTAAGAGGAATAGTAGGTATATAATGTCTTACAAGCAAATAGTCACACCTAATCCAAATGTGCCGTATTACGGAGGACTATGTGAAGGATACGTAGAAGGTACTATAGGCGTTGCAACTCCTCCTAAGAAGCAAAACGACGGAACATACATGACGTATGGAGTTTATAGATCTGCAAGTTCAGCGTGGAGTGATAATTATAAAGGTGGTAATCATGATGCTTTACCGCCTAAAGGTGTAAGGGTAGCACTATACTTTTCTCTAGGCAGTACAACTGCTGGACATGTAGCCTTACAACTGGAGGATGGGCGAGTAGCATCGTCTACAATGACTGGGTATCACGATACAGGTTATATACACCCAAACTTATTAAATCTCATAGATATGTATGCTCGGAGTAATAACGGCTGTAAATATCTAGGGTGGAGTGAGTACATAGGTAAAGTAAAAGTAGTGGAGGAAGATATGGCGACAAACGTAGAAGAAGTATTGCAATCAGCTTTAAATGCGGAACGTAAAAATACCGAAATATTGCAGTCTGCACTTAACGCAGCGCGTGGATCTGTAGAATCAGCGGTTAAATCTAATGATATTTTGCAATCAGCTTTAAACGCTGCTCGTAAAGAAGTAGAAGATTTAAAGAAGCAACTGGCAGACAAGGGTAATACTAACGGTTACGAAGCAGTAGAGTATACTGTATATCGTAAGGTTAATTAAAGGAGTTCATAATGGTAGACGCAAGTTTGTTCATTCCACTAGTAATTGTTGCATTGACGCAACTTATTAAGATGGGAGTTCCACAAGTACAGGGTTGGGTTACAGTTATATTAGCATTCGTCGTAGGGCTTGTTATTGCTCTTATTGACGTATTGATTGGTCTAACCGACATTAGCATTGCACAAGGTCTTATATACGCTCTTGGAGCTATTGGTATTAGCGTTGTTGCTGGAAAAGCTGGCGGTGGTGCATCAGGAGACCAAACTGTAGTTAAATAATACAGTGGCAGATAAACTAAAGACCCTCGTATTTAGCGAGGGTCTGTTTTATTTTTAGACTTCTCTATATGGTAATTCCATATTATGATCTTTTATATATTCTTGAAATAGTCTACCCATTGCAGCATATGCGGACGTACTGTGAGTGTAAGCTTTATCAATTGCATTACGCCAACCTGCGAACTTACCGTCTAATTCCACTTTTTCTAACACGTAATAGTATCTTATATCATCTTCTGGATGCCCGTATTTAATCCTAGACACTTTGTAGTGCGGTACAGATGTAATAGATGTTTCTCTATTATCAACAATATGTTCTGTCATAAACGACTCCTTGTTAATTGTAGGTATATTCTAATACTAATGTTTGCTAATTGCTAGCTGGCTGTCAAAGAACTCACCATTAGCACCATACCTATAGATAATGGCCGTTTGCTTATTAGGCTCATCCATTCCTGTAGTACAGATATTGGCAAATGCTCGTAAACCCTTAATGTTAGCTTCTCGTACGCCCTCAGCAAATCGTGCAGGCCATGTAGCTACAATAGCGTCTAAACATTGCTGCGCACGTGGTACTGTCATATCTAAATACTGGTTAGCGTATTCCTGAGTGCTAAGAATAGTCACTGTAGGCTGTTCTGGGGCTACTGCAGGAGCTTGTGCTACTTGAACTGGCTCATTAACCACTTCTTGTGTTACTTCCTCTACAGGAGCTTCTACGGGCTTAACTTCCTGTTCTACTACTTCAACTTTAGCTTGCTCTTTTACCACTGGCTTCTCCTGGTTAATGTTTAAAAATGCTACTCCTGATAGTAAACCAGCGAGTATGATTGGTGTTGCGATGTATACGGTCTTTCTCTTCATATCTGCATAATAGCATAACCAAGTGTATATTACAAGAGTTCAGGGTTTTCATACATGTTGCCGATTACTTCTACATCGGCTTGGTTGGTTGCTTCATGAAACCAGTGTCTGAATAACCATTTGTCATTCACTAAAGCAAACGATGCGGTTTCGTCATCCCACTGAACTAATATTATCCTACCTTCTTTGTCTTTAACAATGTCAGAGTCGTATATATCAGCACCATTCTTGTCTTTAGATCCTACATACTGTAAAGGAACTATTGACCTTTTATTAGCATTGACTCCTAACGCTTCATCTCCTTGGCCACTTAAATAAAAGTCGTGTGAGTTGATCATCTTATTATCGTTAATGTCCCATGCTCTAAACTTTAATTCTCTCATTTGTTTAACTCCTGTTTAAGTAACCAGCCAAATAAAGCTTTTGGATTACGCCCTTGTTTTGCCATACTCACTAGCGCCGAGTACTTGTGTTCACCTAATGTCTTATAAGCCTTGCAATACCACGCAGTCATATTGTTTGGTTCTACTATTGAAGTAAGACCTTCTGCAATTCCTAATGCCCTATTCTGAATATCAAAACTAGTTAACTGCTTACTACTTACTAGTTGTTCAAGTTCCTTGTTACTACTAACTAGTTGCTTGGTGGAATACATGAATTAACCCCTTTTTCTAGCCGCACTTAATAACCCTAATTACATAGGTACGGCACAATATGTTTATGAGTAACCAAGATCCGCGCGAATCAAGGCAAAAGAAAAACGCCCACTAGGGGCGCTTCATCAACACAATCTTCGTCACTTATTATAGACGCAAGATGAGTGATTTGCAATACCCTAGAGCTAATCAGTCTTTCTAGGTATCAACATAAAATTTGAAGATTGTGTTGATACCGTAACACCTACTATACATCACAACGCGCTAATGTTCAAGACAAAAGAAAAGAGCTAGGAGGTGTGTAGCCGTCTAGCTCAGTTCAATGTTTGTTATTTGACTCTTCCAAAAGAAGGCGTAAGGTGCTTATAAACAAGTGCGCTGCGAACGACAAAGTTATTTATACACGCTTAGATTAAACGAAAGCTTTTTAAATAGCAATACAAATAAATAAAGACATGCCGACAGGTTATAGCACGTCTTTATTCAGTTTGGACAGCAGACAACGTTTCCTTTATGTAATTATAATAGCACTTTCACAATCCCAGCCAAAGGATTATTTAATTATTTACGTAAGTCTTCACTGTTAGCATACCCAATTCGATTCAGGTAGTAGTCTAGCTGTGCATGGAATTTGTCTTTGATTAAAGACTTAACTGCATTTCTTTGAACTTGATCACTATATGAGGCATCAATTATTGTTAATACCTTGCCTAACAGAAAACCTTCAATTTGCGTCTCAATACTTTCTGAATAATATTTTGTACGAGAGTCTCGCGGTGTATCTGTTTCTTGCTGTACTTCGTCTTTTCCTGACATAACTATTCTTCTCTTTTCTTGGCTTGGCTGGGAATGTGAAAGTGCTAACTTTATATTACTACAAAAAGAAGCACCCTATTGCAGGTAGAAGGGATATTGCAAAGAGAAAGGTATGCTTACTCAAAGAAAGACCGACTGCGTAAGGGTGCTTATCTGTAAAGTATAACATTTGTAGGTTATTTTGTGAATAGGTGTTGTATTTAGCGTAAGCATGTGTTACTATTAGAGTATCAATCAAACAGAAGGGATTGCAATGAGCGTATTTGAATTAAACTACAGTCAAGAAATAAGTTATAACGAAAAAGTAGAACTAGAAGTAAAATTAAAAGTCAAACCAACAAAAGTAGATATGGATGCAATGTTAGATGCATTAGATACAATTCAAGAATTTGCTGATAAATATTTGACCAAAAAAATTCCAGCATTTAAGGTAGAAAACAAATGATTCAAGTAACATATATTAAAAGCTTTTACCCATTAGGTACTACAGATGGTATTAGTTATACAGTAAAGCCGAGAGTTTAATGGAGTATCTATTGCTTGCACTCATATTTATAATTTCTTTTTTTCTTAGTGTGTATTTAGCTGAAAAAATACTTAATTTAATAGACGGAAGTAAATAATGAAAGAACTATACAAAGCAATTGCAGGATTCCAGCAGGAAGTACCTCACATCTTTAAAGGTACAACAGGCTACGGCTACTCATACGCAGATTGGGGAGAAACTATTGATACAGTTAACCACTACATGCAGAAGTACCAGTTAGGCTTTACACAGCTTTTAGAAGGTACAAACCTAAAGACTATCATCTTTCACGTAGAGTCTGGTGAATCAATTGAATCACTTGCAGCAATTCCACAAGGCGTACAGCTAAAGGGAATGAACGACTTTCAGGTATTAGGTTCGGCTATCACTTACATGAAGCGGTACGCTCTTAGTGCTGCCCTTGGACTAGTCACAGACTCAGATCCCGATGCAGCAGGTGAGCAAGTAAAGCCTAAAGCTACTAAAGAAATACGCAACCGTACAGAAGAAGTAAAGCAAGGCCCTTCACCTATGGGAGAAACAGACGCAGACCGTCTAGCACGTGCAAAAGTAGAGATTAACGAAACTCTTATTGCACACGACTACAACCGACCAGACCAGAAGAAAACATTTATTACTATGGTGCTAGAGAAGAATACCATTGATAGCCTAGAAGATGCGCACTTAGTAATGGATGCGCTTGAATCAGACCCAACTAACTTAAACGGAGCAAACTAATATGGACATTGGATCACTAATCTTTCTAATCATTATCATTGTAATTGGTGTATCAGTAGGGCTATTTATACTACGCATTGTATTTGCAATTATTATTTACGCTATCATGGGAATTATAGTAGGTATTGGTTGGTTAGTAGGAAAGATATTCGAAAAATAAGTTACAATTAGGAAGTCTCTAAGCCCACTCTTAGAGACACCTGATCTCGCTCTCAACGCACTTTCTAGGCTTTATGTGTATGGGGTCAAACATTGAGAGGGGATCAGGAAAATAGGGGGATATAGTGAAGCAAGAAATTAACGAAGCATACAGTAATTATTTAGAGATATGCCGAGCACTTTCACAAGTACCAAGCATGAATGGTTTTGGTAAGTTTATTCTTGATTCGTATGACAATTAAGTCTAACCCATGCAAACTATGCAGCAGTACCTATCACACTGCTGCTTTTTGTCCTACGAAGCCACGTAAGCCCCTACAGCGAACGGCAATTAAAAAGACGGTTAGTAAGTCAACTAAAGTACCAAAACCTAAGCAAAAGACCCGTTCTTACTACGTTCGGCAGCTAGACTCTATCTTTTCTGTATATATACGTATGTCTAAGTCAGTAAACGGCATTGGTACTTGTGTCACCTGCGGTAATTCAAAGCCTTGGAAGGAACAGCAAAATGGTCATTTCTTCTCACGTGGTCGTTATCCTACTAGGTGGGATATAGACAACTGTCACATTCAAGACGCAGCATGTAATGTGTTTCTTAAAGGTAATTATATAAATTACACTAGGTGGATGATAGATACGTATGGACGTGAATTTGTAGACCAATTAGAGGTAAAAAGCCGCCAAGTACTCAAAATAAAGACAAAAGAGATCATTGAACTAATAGATTTTTACAGGGGTGAAGTCAAAAAACTTGAACAATAAGCACAATTAGTATTGACATAAGCGCAATGGTGTAGTACTATAGAGACATACCACCGAAGAAGGGGTACAACCAAAGCGAAACAGGGATGATATGCACCCGAACATCTAGCACAAAGATACGCAGAGGAAACCGTTTGACTGTTCATCACCCAAGCCACAGCCGATAGCAAGTAGTATTATACGAAACTCTAAACGGAACTGGGCTTGGACGACGAACAGTCAAACAAACATTAACAATTAAGCGCAGTGGGCCGCAGTTGAAACTACTTGTTTGACTAAGCTACGGGGACTCATTTCAACGGGAAACCTAACGAGTGGATACGTGGACTTGAAATCCAAGGACAAGTAAGCAGCGGCAGCCCCATGCGCTTAATTACACATTAACAATTCAGTCAGTACATGGACGTATAAGCGGTGTGAAAACCGTCGAGTTAAATAGCTATACTTGAGTAAGTCACGCTATTGATGAATACTTGTACGCTCCACATGGCTATATAAACAGCGGAATACCACCCACATTAGGGCTTGAGTTTCCCAACTAAGAGTCGCCCTGTCGGTGTGTTTATATAGTTAGCTAGTAGTAGATAGCTTCAGAAAAGGAGGCCGCGTATCGCAGTTCGGGAGGTTCGATTCCACCCTGGCTAATTCCTACTAGCAGCCATGCACTGACTGAATACAAAAAAAGAAAAGAGAAACAAAATGAGTAAGCAAGAAAAAGTTATTAAGAGCAAACAAGCACGTACAGTAGAAATTAAGTTACTTGTACCATACGCAATCATCGTAGCGGTTACAATCGCCCTAGCTGGTTTAATCACTGGTTGGATGATCCGAAGCGACTTTGATTCAAACGTACGTAGTCAAGTAACAGCACAGTACAAAGAACTTACGTCAAAAGACGCTCAGTAGTCCCCGTCGCTACTGTGCAAGAAGTAAAGACGGAAGAAGTACCAGTTATTGCGGAAGTAGTTGTTACAGAGCCTCTAGCACCGTCACAGGCTAATACCAGCGAGGTAGTCACGGACGTAGAGGCTATTGTACTACAAGCAGCACGTAAATACGGTATAGACGAAGAGCATTTTGTACAGATCGCTAAATGTGAAAGTACTTTAAACCCTCAAGCAGTGAATTACAATTACAGCGAAAATGGTAAAGATTTTCCGTCAGGATTGTTTCAGCACCTTAATAATTACTGGTCTTCAAGAGCTACAAAGTATGGTTATCATGGGTCAAGTGTTTTTAACGCCGAAGCTAACGCTAATGTGACAGCGCAGATGTTCAGAGACGGCGCTTCAAACTTGTGGGAATGTAATTAACCATATATAATGTTACTATGACGTATACAAAAGGGCATAAATCCTATAAGCCAATAGTTAATGGCGTTAAAACCGTTACTTGGAAATGTGAAGTGTGCGATAAAGTAACCACCAAAACTCTTAAAGAACTAGACTATGTGTATAAAGTTAGACGATTCTGTTCAATACAATGCACCTACAAAAAAGGTTCAAGAAAAGGATTACCTACTTCTTTAGAAACTAAAGCTAAATTAAGAGCGCAAAAGTTGGGTGTAAATAATCCTAGTTGGCGTGGTGGTGTAACGACACTACGTGTCAGTCTAAGAAATACTCAAGAATATAAAGAGTGGCGAAAGAAAGTGTATGAAAAAGATGACTATACTTGCCAATGGTGCAGTCAAAGAGGCGGGAAAATACAAGCAGATCACATAGTACCTTATATGAAAGATAGAAAACAATTACTAGATGTAAATAATGGTCAAGTATTGTGTGACTATTGCCATAGAATAAAAACAACTATTGAAATGAAAGAGAATTGGGTTAATCAATATGATTGATGCGTACAGCAACGCAAACGTAACAGCAGCAATGTTTAAAGATGGGTTACAACACCTATGGGAGTGCAAGGGATGAACATAAAAGACTGCAAACATGAAAAATATGAATATACAGATGGTATGATCGGAACTTCTGAACCACCTTATGATTCTGGTGATTTTTGGTGGACTGTATCGTGTAAAATGTGTGGCGAAGAAATAGCAGAAGGAGATTTTTATTCTATACCAGACTGGGTAAAGGATTTATCTAATGAATAACCTAGAACCAATAAACGGACAACTAGACGCAATGCTTACAGAGCTTACATTAACAAGAAACACATTTAAAGCTTACTCACCGTATTATCAGTGGGTGAGTTGGTTGAAAGGACTATAAATGGCAGGAATTAGTGGAACATATATATACGATAAAGAGGGTAACGTCATCGGTGCTACAGGAGCAAAGCTTGCAGCATTCAGGAACTTACAGCGTGATCCTGACTTCTACCGCACCATCGGAAAACGTGGTGGAACAAACGGAGTAGGTAAAGGCGGCTTCAAATACATGGCCGAGAATGACCCTGAACGCCTAAGAGCGTTGTCGATAAAAGGTGGTACAAAATCACGCAAAAATAAGAAAACAGATGAGAACGCATAACGCGTTCTTTTTCTTTAGCAAAAGCATTGTATTCTGCACTTGGTTATGCTAATATAAATACATAAGCAAATCACCAGAAGGGATAAGCAATGACACAATCAGTTCCAATTGAACACCACGAATCACAGTACAGCCTTGTAGCAATAGGGCAAGGCACAACAGAGTTTGAATGTGACCACTTACACATTCACCGCGAGACAGTAACAGGCGAAGCTTTTGAGCGTGAGAGTCTGGCGGAATACACGGGGTACGCATACGTTTGCGATAACTGTGATGAGATGATCGAAACTGTAGCAGTAGAGGAGTGCCAAGCATAATGACGACTTTACTAGAAGTAATTGAAGCAGCAGGCTACGACCTTACAACTAAGGAAGATGCTTATTGGCTACTAAGTAAGAGAAGTGAGTTTGAAGAGCTTGTAGAGCAAGCAGAGGAGCTACTAGAAGATGAGTAAAGTAAAAATTGTTCAGATGGATAGTGGTAAACTTTTAGATTCTAAAGGAAGAGTTTGGTACTCTAAGCCAATATACGGTATTAGCTCTTTAGACGACGAACTTGGTACTGAATTAGAAGTTGTTGGTTATGAGTGGGTACAAGAAGAACTACCAGAAGAGCCTGTAGAGGACGAAAAATAATGTCACGAAGTAATGTAAAAGAAAAGGTTGAGCAGCTTCTAGCCGACAACCCAAAGCTACGTGATAGTGACAAAGCACTACTCGGTGCATATTGGGCTTCTGAGGGTTTCATTATGACACCAGAACAGAAGAAGAAGTTTATGGAACTAACCGTAGCTGAGTCAATTACACGAGTACGCCGTCAACTAAGGGATAAATACCCTGGCACAGAAGAAGTAGAGCAAGAGCGGTTTAATAAGTTTGAAGAGTACCGCGACGAATACAGCGGTCGAACGTATATGCGACAAATTAACGGGCAGGAGGACTAATGGTTTACAGCGAAGAATCACGATTAAAACGTCAAGCTACAGAGATAGCTAAGTACGGATCACTAGAAGGTTACAGAGAAGCAATGCGTCAAAGGGGTGCTATAGGAGGCTCTAAGAAGTCAACGAAGCCTAAAGGATTTGCAGTGAACCGAGAGTTAGCAGCAAAACACGGCAAAATTAACGGGCTACTAAGAAAGAAACAAGATGAAACCGAGTAAATTAAGTAAGTTCCGCATTTATTTAGAATATGATCGCACATTAGCAGAGATCAAGAAGGCGTTATGAGTAAAGCTAAACGAATAACAATACAAGTAGCTGAATGGGTAGTAGCTACCCTAGCAGTTGCAGGGGTAATTGTATTCATAGTAGGGTTTACTGCGCTTGTTGGTGGTGGTCACTCATGAATCCTGACCTAGAGAACTGGCCTCTGCCATACCCACCAATAGTAATTGAGGAGACGAGTAATGAGTAAATACGACAGCGATCTTGAACGCAAGATAATGGCTATTGCTCGTCGTAAATTTAAAGGTGCTTTTGGAGCATATCATCACGAAATAAGTACCTTTGGATTTTGGGGAGACAACAAAGAAGGTGTTGCGGCGTTACAAAATCTTGTCGATAAAGGGATGTTGCATTTTAATCCAGCACATTATAGAGATTTTGGATGGAAACTTTCAGAAAGTGAAATAGAAAAACTATTAAGGAGAATAAAATGACTGAATCAACCAATACACAGTCTAGCGAATTAGAGCAGATACTCGAAGAGCTGATAAAGTTTTATGATTCCATAAGTGAGCATGGTATTGATAAGAAACAAGCCATTGCTGCTATTGAAAAGTTAATGGTACAAGAACGTATCGCGGAGCGTATGTACAACGACATGTTCAAGCTTAGCACTGGTGAGATAGTCCACGGAAAGCTTAGAACTGATTATTTGCATAGGCTAAAAGAGTTAGAGCCAGTCCATACACACCGATTCAGTAACGTAATGTTAATGTCTAATCCACCTCAAAAACAGTGCTTAGAATGCGGGGAGTATGTAAATGTCTGAACGTCTACTAACCAATCCTAACTGGTACGAACAAGCGAATTGCAGTTCGACAGACCCTGAAGCACTTTTCCCTACTGACAGACACGGAGTCGCACTTGCTAAGAAGATTTGCGCAAACTGTGTTGTAGTCAATGACTGCTTAACCGACGCACTACGCAACGAGCTAACAGAGCGTGATGTACACGGCATCGCTGGCGGCTTGTCTGCTGAGGAACGTAAACGAATGAGGGGATTTGAAGAGTAATGGAAAAGCAAGAGACATGGAAGTCACCACGGCGTATTCAAGAAGAGGCTGACGCCGCATACGAAGCACAGCAGCAAGCTCGTAGGGACTTACGCATGAAAGTAGGCACTGCGCTTTGTGATGTGATTCTAGACGGTCTCATGAAGCCTAAAGAAGCAAAGAAAGTATATAGGAACCAATTTCCTGAGACTGTGGAGATTCCGTATGACAACTAAAAGCCATTTACTACTAAGAGATGCAGCAATAGTAATTGCGTGTATATTTACGCCATTCAGCATACTTTCAGTATTTACAGTTGCACTATTCGTATACGACGCAACAAAGGACTACCCACATGAGAGATAACGAACCAATGACCCTAGCAGTAGAGATACAAGAGCAAACAAAGCAGTTCAGTGAGTCTTTAGGACTTGAAGTAGCCAACGCTCGTATAGAAAGATTAGGTGGAAGGGTAATTCAGGTAACGTATCAATTATTAGATTTTGAGGGGATAAACGAGTGAAGTTAACTAACAATGAGTTTATAATCCTTTATTCTTTATGCCAAATGTATGAACAATATTGTAGTGGTACATTTGGTCACGATTTTATGGGAGCTGGTGAATCTGCTATGAATATATTTGATAAATATGGGTTATCTAAAGATAACTTACACATAGCAGATGACTGGGAGGATAGAATGTCTAAGTTATCTAAATTCGTAATTAAGGAGCAATAAATGCTACACAGAATACTACACGGACACTGGAAGAAGAAGGGAATAGTAACAAAGGGTAATAGTAAGTATGAGTTTGATGAATACGGTTGTGTGATTTGCCATGAATAAAACCATAGTCACTAAAGCCATACGTAAAGCGCAAAAAAATGGCTGGGACTCATACGGATGTATAGACTTTGATATGCCACCAGAAGCAGAGTATATAATCTTCGGCAGTAAGAAGACCGTATACCTAGACACACTACTGTTCGATGTAGCGTTTGCAAAGGCTCTTTGGGGTGAAGAAAAAGTAAATGTACCTGTATTAGCAGAGTGGGGCAATACATATGAGGAGATAGCCTGGAAAGCACATGTAAAAGCTATGGCTGTTCGGTGGAATCGTGTTAAATACTTAGAGGAGAATATATGAGCGATAAAGAAGTATTAGAGAAGGCTATACAGAAAGCTATTGATAATGGATGTAAAGGAACTATGTCTGAGCAGGCTAAATCAATCGCTTGGGAAGATGTTAGTTTACTAATTGATCCTTCGTTTAATGTACATGGCTTATCAATACCTATGATTAAATATAATCATCACTTTGCTAAGGCATTATGGGGAAAACAAAAAGTTTCTGATATGGACACAACAGGAGATACTATTATGCTTTACGATGGTTTGGACGTTGTAATTGCTGAGAATTGGAAAGTTAATCTTCGCTCAATGGTAATAGCAGAAGACCCTATAAGATACCTCTCAGAAAACATTTAGTATAATAGCTACACATGAAAAAGAAACCTCATAGACAATCGTACAGAGAACGTAAATACAAACAGCAAGTAGAAGAGATACTTGCATTGATTAAACAACGTAGACAAAGGGGATTAAGAAAATGGCTAAAGAACCTATTCAGCAAAAAGAAATGAATGACGGAAATGTTAAGTTTAAACGCGGTGATAAAATTGTAGATTGGGGTGGACTTAAAGGTGTTATTTTAGGTAAAGAAGATTTTGAAGGGTATGAGTACAATCGTCCTTCGAGTAAATGGGAGTTAGTTCAATGGGATATACCAGACTACAAACCCGTATGGTCTGGAAGTATTTGGTTTAACAAGAAAGAAACAATCCTACAAAGAATAAAACGCCTCTTTTCTTTTATCAAACATTAGTGGTATTATACGAACATATGACAGAGCAAGACAAAGATCTTACAACTCAGTCGTCTACTAAAAATCCAGTTGGGCGGCCTTTACTCTTTAAAACTAATGAAGAGTTAGCTAAGGTTATTGATGAATACTTTGACTGGTGTGACAACCGCACTAAGAGCATTTACATCAAAGATCTAGGCGACAACATGGAGATCAGTTCACCTGCTCCTTATACAATGTCTGGGCTTGCTAGACGCTTAGGGATAGACCGTGATACTCTTTTAAACTACGGTAAACGAGATGAATATTTCGGCACTATAAAAGATGCTCGTGAAAGAGTACAAGAAGATGTTGAGACTCGACTAATGGAAACCAGCAATCAATCTGGTGCTATCTTCAACTTGAAAAACAACTTTGGCTGGAAAGACAAGACAGAAACAGACTTAACTAGCGGTGGTGATAAATTACCTGTATTAGTGCAGTTTATTGGACAAGATGAACCAAAAGACAATACAGATACCAATTGAATACAAACGTCTCTTCGATAGAGATTGGCGTGAGGCTGCTGTATACGGTGGTCGTTTCTCTTTAAAGTCTCATACGGTTGCACGCTTTCTTTTGATTAGAGCAATGCAAGAAAAGACACGTGTACTATGTGGTCGTGAGTTCCAAAACTCTATTGGTGAATCATCTCATCAATTGTTAGCAGATCTTATCAACAAGTACGAATTAACAGGATTTAGAGTGACAGAGAACTCTATTGTAAACACAGTTAACGGATCAGATTTTATATTTAAAGGTTTACATAGGAACGAACAGAGTATTAAATCCATTGAGGGCATAGACATTGCTTGGATAGAAGAAGCGCAAACTATATCTAAAACAAGCATTGAGATCCTAACGCCTACAGTCCGTAAGCCTGGTTCTCAAATTATCTATACTTACAACCGACTTGAAGAAGAAGACCCTGTGCATGTACGCTTAGTAGTTGAAGGACGTCCAAACACACTTATCTTAAATCTAAATTATGATATTGGTATTAAATACGGTTATATGCCTAGTGAGCTTTTACTTGAAGTTGAAGATGATAAAGAGAAACGACCTGCACTTTATAAACATAAATGGCTGGGTATGCCTAATACATTACAGGGTAGGATCTATAATAACTGGGCTAAGATTGATGAGATACCTCACGAGGCACGTCTAGAGCGTTACGGTGTGGACTTTGGTTACTCAGTTGACCCTACCGTCATCGTGGCTCTTTACTACTATAACGGCGGCTATATCATTGACGAGATAGCGTATCAAAAAGGTTTAAGTAACAAGGCAATAGCTGACATATTAGATAACCAGCCTAAGGCTTTAGTAGTAGCTGATAGCGCAGAGCCTAAAAGTATTGATGAGATATACAACTACGGTATAAATATCATTGCCGTTACTAAGGGAGCAGACAGCGTTGAACAAGGTATTGGGTATGTTAAAGATCAACAAATTAGTATTACATCACGCAGCGTAAAGACATATACGGCTTACTTGAACTATAAGTGGGGATTAGATAAAGAAGGTCGAGAGACACGGAAGCCTGACGATAGTGTACATGAATGGTCTAACTCTATGGACGCAGTGAGATACGCATTTGATGCTATGAAAGCAAGTCGCGGGGTGGCTAGGATCAAGTCTAGTGCATGGGTAGCAAGAGCGAAACATTCCCGACCTTTATAAAAACACTGGACAAACGGTTAAAACTGAAGCATTATATAACTACATGGCAAAGTCTAAGAAAATTGATGGGAAAAACGAAGTATTAGATAAAACTAAGAAGCGTTTTAACGACTCTTGGAACTATGCGAAAGACTCATGGCACTATCGCTGGGAACGTGACTGGAAGCTTTATAACAACCAGCGTGTACGTAAATCATATGACGGTGGGCTAACTGATACGTTCGTACCAATGGTATTCTCTACTGTCGAGACTATGGCTGCTGCACTTGGTAACTCACGACCACGCTTTGACTGGACACCGTATGACCCTATGCAACAGAAGAAGGTTGAACCCCTTAACTCTCTACTGGATGACTTCTGGGAAGCTGACCGTTGGGATGTAAAGATCTACGAAGCAGAGAAGGAAAACCTTAAAGTAGGTACTGCTGCACTATTCTTCTATTGGGATATTGACCGTCCTCGTATGATTCACTTCTCTATTAGGGATGCTATTATCGACCCAACTGCTACAAGCCCTGAGAACCTAGGCTATGCTGGCCGCCGCTATTACTCAACGCTGGATGAGCTAAAGACCTACGAAGTGGTAGACACTGACGAAGAATCAAAGACATACGGCGATCTTATCAAACGCTTCAACCTTCCTACTGAGGAAGAAATTGGTTCAATGAAGAAGGATGACACAGACCAAGACATTAAGAATATGTTTATGGGTTCTACTATGCCTGACGCTGCCGACCACCAGGTAGAGCTTATCGAGATCTGGGATATGGACAAAGTGGTTACAATGCTTAACCGCAAGTTCATCATCGAAGAGATTGATAACCCTTACAAGATCCAAGCACAGGAACGTGGCGACAAGAACCCTAAGGGATTACTTCCTTTCGTATTCTTACGTAACTACACTGATGTATCTCTTTTCTACGGTAAGAGTGAGATCGAACCTATTGCAGCACTGCAAGAGCGTTTGAATGACATGGACAATCAAGAAGGTGACTATATTATCAAGCAGCTTGCCCCTCAACGCTGGTTAGACCCTGCAAACGAGGACTGGCTTGACCTAATCAACAATGACCCTGACACCGTTTACCCATTCAAAGATGGAACAATGGGCTTCTACTCGCCTCCTATTTTGCCTGCTAACTCATTCAATGAGCGCATGAATATCAAGAACGAGATCCGTGAGACTACAGCTATCGACCAAGTAGCTAAGGGTGCGGCTAACGTCAAGAACACCACTGCAACAGAGGTGAACGCACAACTTAACCAGGCTTCACAGCGTATTGAGATTAAAGCCCGTATGCTCGAGAAAGACGGCTTCTTTTACATGGGTCAATTACTTTTCCGTATGATTCAGCTTTACATAACTGAACCTATGGTAGTATCTGCTGAAGGTATGGAAGCAGCTGTTGACACTGAGTTCCAAATGCCTAGCGGTGACATGTTGAACCTTCCTAAGAACACACAAGTGTTTGATCCTGCTGACTACACAGGTGACTGGACTCCTAACGTATCACTCGAGATTGACTCCGAGAACAAAAAGGCAAACGCTAAGAAGGAAAACCTACAAGCGTACCAGATTCTTATCCAAGACCCTACGAACAACCTAGACGAGATCAAGAAGATTCTCCTTCCTAAGATATTTGACCTATCACAAGAGGACATTGACGCTATCATTACCCCACCTGAACCAGACCCAATCGCAGAGGGCGCTGTAGACCCTGCAACTGGTATGCCACTCGACCCTAACGCATTACCTGCTGATCCTATGGCTGGTGCGCTTCCTCCTGCGCCACAACTTTCACCAACAGGAGCACCAGTCTAATGGCTGATAACTCACTAGCTGTAGCACAAGAGGCTACTAAGTTCGTACAGAGTGAATGGGGAAAGCACTATATCACCCGTTTAGAGCGCATTAGAGACGAGTATCGCAAGAAAGCTGGACTAATGAACATCTCAGAAGCAGAAAGCCGTGCGTTAAGCGTGAAGGCCACAGCATACGATGATGAACTGTCTTACTTTCAGACCGCGCAAACTATTGTGTCTAGCCCGTCACTCGTTAAGATGCTAAAGGAGAAGCTAAAGTCTAAGGGCGATAGTACAGTTTAAGCGTTGCTATTGGGGTGGAACACCATATAAATAATTACCCGTCCAAAGTGATTATGTTCTACCTCATTAGCACCCCTTAAAAGGTGCAGCAAACAATTAAGGAGCAACAATGAACGAAGATGAAACTACACCCGAAGTAGACGCATCTGTAGTCACTGGCGTTGAAGAGACACAACCAGAAGAGCAGATCGAAGAAACGGCAGTCGAAACTACGACAGAGACACCAGAGGGTCAAGAGGAAGAGCCTGAGCAATCAGACAACTCAGCCGAAGATGACTTAAGTGAATGGGCAGCGAAAAAAGGTATTGACCTATCCACTCCTGAAGGACAAGCGAAAGCTTTAAAGTCCATGAGGGAAGCAGAGAAATCATTCCATACCAAAGCACAACAAGCAAGTGAACTAGAGAAGCAGCTTACTGCGCCAGCAAATGACCCGAACGCTTCACAAGCAGAGCAGGCACTAGCCATTGCAACGCAGTTACAGAATGAGAAGGTCATCCGCAACTGGAAGGAAGCTAACAACGTTACACCAGAAGAAGATGCAGCTATGGGTGAGTACGCACAGAAAAACCCACGTGCAGCAGAACTACTGACTAATGGCTTACTCACACTTGATGAGTTCCGTGCAATTGCAGTCCCAGCACAGAAGATAGACAAAGATGCTATCCGAAACGAAGGTGGCCAAGAAGCCCTTAAGAAACTTGCAAACAAACAACTTGCTACGGCAGTTAAGGGCGGTGCAAGTTCAGCGCAGACCTCTACATCTTTGACTAAAGACAACGTAGAACAATGGTACGCTAGCCTCGGAACAGAAGGGCGTCAGAACCCACAGAACCAGGCCACACTTGAGCGCATTTTAGCTTCGTAGTTTATAACTATTGGAGAACATTCACATGCCACTCGGAACTGGAAACCAGACCGTTACAACTACGACTCAGTTTGCACCATCAGTATGGGCTAACGACGTCATGGACATTTTGAAGTCTAACTTGATCCTTGTTGATCGTGTTAAGCACTTTGACGCAGAAGTATCAGACTACGGTAAAAGCGTTGTAGTACCATTCGTACCACTAGCAAGCGCAAACGTTAAGCTTCCTAACACACAGGTTACACTTAACGGTCAAACTGCTACATCTGTTACTATCCCTATTGACCAGCACTACGAAAGTTCATACCTTATTGAAGACATCGCGAAGATCCAAGCGAAAGCTGACCTTCGTTCTGAATTTACTAAGGCTGCGGCTTACGCAATCGCTGAGGCAATCGACACTACTATCCTTACAGAGCTAAAGCTTGGTTCAACTCAGACTGCTGTTGGTACATTCGGTACTGCACTTACTGACGCGACTATCTTGTCTGCTAAGGTTAAGCTCGACATCGCTAAAGCACCTACTACTGACCGAACACTTGCACTTGGCCCAACACAAAACGGTCAAATGCTTGCAATCGACAAGTACGTACGTTACGACGCTCTTGGAACTGGTCAAGCAATCGTTAACGGTAAGACTGGTACAATCTACGGCTTTGACGTAGTTATGTCTCAGAACTTCCCTAGCGTTGCTGGTACTCCTGTACAAGAAACTGGTGTTGCCTTCCACAAGGACGCACTCGGTATCGCTCTACAGTTGAAACCACGTACACA